TAGAAACATAACATTTAATACAATTTCGTACCCCTTCAAAAAAGTTCGTACCCCTGCCACGATTTCGTACCCCTACATTTAACAAAAGAAAAGCCATCCACAATAACTGGATGGTCAATTTCTACAGGACTGCCCGCCTGCAAGCGTACGGCTATCTATTACGGCCCATAGGTACTTGAATGCCGAGCATCACCATGACTTAGTGCTATCTAGGGAGAGTTCTAGAACCCCTCACTTATATATTACTCATTTTCGAGCAATTTTTACTAAATTATTTTAATTTCTTTTGTTTTCTTGCGAAATATCGGGTTTTAGAGGGGTTTTTGCTCCAAATAAATGAGAAATCGCTTTGAAATCCAAATCGATCTCATCAGGTAATCCATACCTATTCTTTGCATCCCAGCAAGCATGATGAGATGTATAGATGACACGTTTTCCGCCTTGTGCTTTCTTCGTGTTGTTTTCAGTTGTAACCACATAAGTCTTGTAGTTGCAGAAAAGGAGCATATCGCACCATTCTTTTAGTAATGGGGCCACTTGTTTTGTAAGTTTCATCTCCCAACGGTCGAATTGACCTGCTTCTTCTGGAAGTTCAAACTTTCTAGGTTTTCCATGTGCGATAACAACAGCATTGACGCCTAATTCGATAAGTTTATTTAAGGAATCAAGTAACTTTGAGAATTCATCCTGCAAATAGACATACCCTTTCCCAAATCCAAATTCCTCAATGTTGGACTTGCGGTATTTCTCACACACAAACTTGGTGCATAAGGATTCTGCCCAGTCGGCAGTATCGATGACTAAAGTCTTGCAGATGCTTGGATCTTTGATTACTTCATCAACGCATGAAAGAAGGTAGGACCAGTCTTTACCGCACTTAACCCTTCTTACATTCAAACTAGATGTACCACCCTCTGTATCTAAGAAGAGTGGATTTGGGAATTGAGATGCGAAGGTGCTTTTGCCGATTCCTTCTGCACCATAGATGACCACTTTTAAGGCTCTGGTCTCTAAGCCTGTTTCTATCTTCAACATTATTGTTTATCCTCCGTGTTGTTGTTCTTGGCATCAGATTCAGGAGCCAGCACTGGTTGTCCCTTAGGTTTGATGATGTAATCACCAACTAAGTCGTTGAACTTTGTCTTTCCGACCATTTTTTGAAGATCTGAGATACTCATGAGCTTGGTTACTTCTGGATTGAAACCAGCATCTTTTAGAATTTTCTTCACTGCTTCTTCATCGCTTATCTTTCGTTTTGTTGAAGTTTCAGATAGGACATAGCCTTTCCACTTCTTTCCTTCGATAGCTTTCTTAAGTGCGTATTCCTTAACGGACGTGCAATAATCGATAATGAAGTCGAGTCTTGGCAATAACTCTTCAATCTCATCGTCAGTCATGAGTTCAGGTTTCTTCTCAGCATCAATTGAAAGAGCATCTTCGCTTCTTTGGCGGCATAGGTTTCTTCCAGGGCAGTACTTGCACCACTTTCCGCTTACTGCTTCTGCATTAGGGTTTTGCGCCTCTTTTGCAGCAGGTCTTAAAACAGAAACTTCCCATTCAAGTAGATCTTCAACATCTATCGTTTGGTCATCGATGTTATGGATTCGCTCTTGATAGATAACTAATCTGATCTTTTTGATTGGATAAATGTCAGCAAATAATTTGTAGGCATATAAACCGTAGATTCCTAACTGGCTATTTAACTCATTACCTTCAAAAATCTTTACTGGGATAAAACCTGTCTTGTTATCGATGATTGTTAAGGTATCTCCAGCGATGATAATTGCATCTGCCGTTCCATGAGTATCTGGTGCGTAATCCATCTCAAGAAGCTGCTCAACGAATACCAGCGGTTTCTTTCCTGTACGCTTTTCCTCATAATCAGCCTGGCCAATAACGAAGTTCGCATACCCAGTAGCGAGTGTTTCCATCTCTTCGTCATAATGTTTGAAGCTTGATTTCAACTCATCAATGCTCACTGGTTCTTCATCGAAATCCTCAATTTTTAAGGACTGTTTAATATAGGCTTCCGCTAAGGCATGGCATTCTGTTCCAAACTCAGAAGCATCATTTGTCTCTTCTTCTTTATTGGCTAGGAACTTTGCTGAGAAGCCACAATGGACCCATTCCTTACTACTAGGTGCCAAGATGCTGTGTTTTCTTTCTTCACTCATTCTTAGCACCTCCTACTTCTGCCACCTCTTGAATGGTGACATCTTGCACAGAGTCTCCTGGGATGATGATCGTTACTTTGTCTGGATTGATTCCAAAAAGTCTCTTGAATAGACCTCTTTTCATCTTTTTCTTTTTGCACGTAACGATTCCACCTATAGGAGATTCACTGGCAACACTGATTTTTACTTTGTGTTTCATATGAACACCTCCTTATGATTTCTAAGCAAGGCGTGTTATCTCTTGCTCACCATATGGAGATTTGGAGACGGTTTTGGTCGGGGTATATTTCAAAAAAAGTAAAAATATTTTTTTCAAGGCATAAAAAAAGACCACCAACATCACTGCTGATGGCCATAAATATGGATTAAAAGTATATTCGTGCTTTTGATAGTTAGTTCGTGCTTTTTATTCCTAATTCGTGCTTTTGATAAAATGCCTTGATGAAAAATAGGTAAATGAAAAAGGGGCTACCTCACCTGAATTTAAGCAAAATATGCCCAAAACAAGCAAAATAGCCCTATATAATGAAAAAAGGACTGATATTTTTCGTATCAATCCTATTGTTTCTTAATGGAATTGTACGCCAATTTTAATACAAAAGTATACCCCTATTCCCAAAAGTATACCCTTGCTTTAAAAAGTATACCCCTATTTAATTTTAGATAATTAAACTCTTGATTTTTTCGATTAAAAGTTCTTTTCTCTTCTCATAGAAATTTGAAAAATTAATGATATTCAAAGACTCATCTGGAATATATGAGTTTTGCTTGAATGCTTCTTGTTCTGCCTCAGTCATATCATCATAATACTCTTGTAATGGCATATCTGACTTACTAGCATTTCCTCTACCAAATAATAAATGTAGGTTAGGAACTCTATTAGCAAGTTTTCTCCATTCAGCCCATTCTGTAACTGATATTCCTCCTGGTTGAGTTTTAAAGAATCTATCATATGGATGAAGATGGTCTTGTTCATATCTTACATTATCTCTAATCCAATCTAAACTTATATAATATAAGATTTCTCCAGTAACTCTATTACCTTTTTCATAGTTCATCAAATCTTCAAGTTTAGCATCAGTAACACGTAACTCATTAATTTGATCTAGCATATCAGTTGAAATCTCATACTCATATTCCATAATATGCTTTCTCATTATTTGAAGTTTTCCTGTAGTTCCAGAACTAAAATATGTAAATAGAATTGCTCTATATAAATACTTTAATATTCCATCAGTGAAATTAACATATTCAACTGGATTGTTATAAACACAGAATATAATAGGAACTAATACGTTCCAACTATTTTTAAATCTAGAAACATCAATATTTGCATCTTTTAAAATTTGTGCAGTATTCTTAAATGCTTTTCTAAAATCTATCCAATTGTTCTTTAAATCCATTGCGACTTGTTTAGAAATATTTGATTTAACTACATCGCCATAAATCATATGAGCAGTTCTTACAACAAATTCTGTACCAAAGCCTGCAAAATCACCAGTTAATAAATTACCAAATTGTGTCTTTGCACTAGCCCAGTAAGCCTCTAAAATTGACATAGTAATATCAGACTTACTTAATGGTCTACCACCACTATTAAATCTAACGAACATTTCAAGAGCATCATCTTGGTTCATATCATGTATTTCAGTATAACGAATCAACTTTTCTTCATACACTTTTGTGCATAATAGATTTAAAACCTTTGTAGCATAGTCTTTACTATCAGTAGGAATGTTTGCAACCACTCTATCAATAGCATTTGCTCTTGTATTAGGATTCTTAAATTCATCCTTTAATATATTTTTGATGTCAAATTGTGAAACACCTGCTTTACCAACTTTATCAGTAAACTTTATATCAAATTTCTTTTCATTATATTCATCTTGAGTATCAATTTTATTTTCGTTTAATTCAATTAATAATTTTGTAACAATACTAGTCGTATTAGCCCTTCTTTGATTTTTAGGACGAATATTTGATGTACCAAATAAAGAAATAAATAATGATGTTAATCTTTGCTGACCATCTAGAACCGCTGTATCACTAACAGATAGATTAACTGCTCTTAATTCATAGTTGACATCATCTGCTCGTTTTGTACTATCAAATCTAACGTCGTGCATAAAATCACAAAAGTATGTATCTCCTGTTACATTTGAATCATCGATATGCCAATATAAAAATGTGCTAATAGGATAGCCTTGTAAAATTGAATCCCATAATTTTTCTATTTGCTCCATACTCCATACATACTGTCTTTGGAATGCTGGCATTACATATTTTCCTGTTTCTATATTTTGCATTGCCTCATAGATAGTAATACTATTTTCCGATAGAATACTCATACTCATAAACCCACTTTCAAAATCTAACAATTAAAACAAATCTATTTTTTCTTATATTTTTTAAGAATTTTAACATCTTTATATTGATTATTAAGAACGCTCTTTGCTTTTCTTTCAGCATCATATTCGCTTGATGCATCTACAACTATTGAAGATTCAACAGTTTTACCAAGAAGTATTCCACCCTCTCTATAAGAAAATTCGACAACCCATTTTGAATCAAAAAATCCCATAATTATTCACCTCTTTAATATAAATATTCCGTATCTTTTAAATAAATTATAGCATTATTATAAGTCCATAACAACAAAAAAAGCCTACAAACTAGGCTTCAATGTTTATTGTTCGACCACACTTGAATTCAAATGTGATGCTACCATTTGTATGAACTACTGCTTTTTCAACAAGTAATACCCAGATATCTTTATCCCATTCTTCAAGAATTAGTTTTTGTTTCTTTAAGGTTTCTATAAACAAATCTATTCTTTTCGCTCTGGCTAATTTACTCATTCTTTCTTCTTGAAGATTATTGAGCTTCAATACTTCCTCATCATACCTAGAACTTAATTCATTATATTTATTGATGTATTCTTCTTGGTTTTGAGCTGTGCTAGCATTGGTGTGTACAAGTAGTTTGACATGATCCGCTATCATTTGAACCTCTTTGTTTTGCTTTTCTATTTGCTCATCAATTGATGAGGTATCAAACAACGTTTCTTTTATAAGTTCACAGTCTTCAATTACTGATGTTCTATTTGCATTTAATTTATTATATGCTTTTAAGAACATCTTTTTTATTATGCCTTCGTTGAGTCCTGGAGTCTTGCATATCTCCTTATCTTTATTGAACTTTTTATTGCATTGCCATATTAAAACCCTATTTGCAGTATTGGAATGCCAAACCTTCTGGCCATAGATTCCTCCACAACACTCGCATACAAGTTTGCTTGAAAATTCATTCTTTGCACTGTAGGTTCTACCTAGCTCTTTTCTTCTTTTAAATTCTGATTGAACTATATCCCATTCATCTGGTTCTATAATTGCAGGATGGCTATTAGTAACATAATACTGATTAACCTCGCCTTCATTCTTCTTCATTTTCTTTTGTAAGAAATCAACTGTAAAGGTCTTTTGAAGTAGTGCATCACCTTTATATTTTTCATTAGTAAGTATTGAATCAATTGTGCTTTTATGCCAAGTGTCACTTCTTGATGGAGAAGGTATGCCAGCATTTGTTAACTCTTCAGCTATTGCACATGCAGTATATCCTCTTAAAAACTTTGAATATATCGTCCTAACTATTTTAGCTTCTTCCTCAACTATCTCAGGTTTTCCATCTACACCTTTCTTATAACCTAAGAAATTCTTATAAGGCAAAGATACCTTTCCATCACTAAATCTTTTTCTTTGTCCCCAGGTTACATTCTCAGATATAGACCTAGACTCTTCTTGAGCGAAGGAGGACATAATTGTAATCAATAATTCTCCACCACCATCTAAAGTATTAATATTCTCTTTTTCAAAATAGCATGCTACATTTTTATCCTTTAATTTTCTAATGGTAGTAAGTGAATCAACCGTGTTTCTTGCAAAACGTGATACTGATTTTGTTACAATTAAATCGATTTTGCCTGCAAGGGCATCTTCAATCATTTTATTGAAGCCTTCCCTTTTCTTTGTGTTCGTACCACTTATTCCTTCATCCGTATATATTCCAACAAACTCCCATTCTGGTTTTGATTGAATATAATTCTTATAATAATCCACTTGTGCTTCAAATGATGTGAACTGCTCATCAGAATCAGTAGATACTCTAGCATAAGCACACACCCTTCTTTTTACCTTTCCATTCAAAGGTAATCTTGTAACTGTATTAATTGTTTGAGGTATCTTTGTTACTGTTGCCATTTTTTCTATTCCTTTCTAATGTTTTTTGTCTTGCTTTTTCTTTCATTTCTGGAGTCCAGCTGTCTTTTCTACTTTTATCAACCCATTTAAAATCCATAATATTCCCATCTAGCAAATGATAAATTAACGTGTTATCGCTTTGAACCTCAATGTAGTCTACTACTTTATCAATATCATCAAGGTTATCAATAATGCCTAATGTAATCCTATCTAGTTCGCTATCAGTTACCACTTTAGATTGGCATTCAACCTTTCCTTTGGTATTAAAAGTATTACAAACCCAGAAACTAGAGTACTTAGTTCTTTTGTGCCTATATCTATCACCACAACAACCACATATGATTTTCCCACTATAAGGGTATCTAACTTTACTATTATCAATTGATTTAAATTTGTGGATTCTTTCTTCTTTGACTTGTTGAGCTAATTCAAATAATTCTTTGCTAATTATGGGTTCATGATGGTTTGAAACCAAGTACTTATCAAATTCACCTCTATTGATTTTTGTTAATTTTGTTAGATGGTTTTCTCGAAATGTTTTTTGAAGAATCAAATCGCCAGTGTAATTGTAATTAATAAGAATCAAATTAATTGTGCTTTTATTCCATAGATTTGCGAACTTAGGTTTTATTCCCTCTTCATTTAGTTTGTTTGCAATTGCCTGAGTTCCTAAACCTGCAA